GATGCAAGCCTAAAAATGGGTATAAAAATAACACCTGCTTGTCAAAGTGGTGTTACAGATGATATAATATGGCTTGATTAGGGCGGTATTATATCATTGTAGCATTGCTTGATGTAAGTATCGTGTAAAAGCTCTTGTGTTACCAGCACAGGAGCTTTTGTTTTATGATTTTCTAACTAAAAGGCATTTTCCTTTCATATTTACCTCATCTGTATCTTTATCTTTTATGATTTTATCCTTTTTAGCTTTATTGAAAATATTTTTAAAATATAAATTTCTATATTTACATTTCTCTTTTCCGTTTTCACTCATAAATAGAATTAAAAATACACCTAAATCTGATATAGTTTTTGTTTTGAGGAAACTTTTTTTCCATATGTATTTAGAAACTATATTCATATTATCATTAAAGATTTTTTCGAGGTTTACTTTGTTTGATAAAGAATAATTATAACATTCGAGCACATTCAAATCGTTTATATTGAGTACACAATAATGAGGAGTATCTTTGAATTGTACGGGCATAATTAATATGTAATCATCTAATTTTTCTTTGATATCTTCAATTGTTGTAATATTATATACTGTTGTAGTAATGTTAGGAAAAAATTTATCTGCAATTACATTTAATACATTTATATCAAAAAACTCACCGATTTTTGTGTATGAATTTATAATACAATCTTGTATTGTATTATAATAATCTTCTAAATTAATATCGTTATTTGTAACTATGCTATTAGCGACTTCTAAGCAGTATATACCGCAGGTATACCCTATTTGATTTGTAGGATTGTATTTATTTTTCATAATAATTTTAATCTCCATATAAGGCTTTTAATATAATAAATAAAATGTTATACTATTATAGTGTTCATTCCTGTCCCTCAGGAATTACTACTCTAAGAACTGTTAGCCTACCCAGCTAATAGTTCTTTTTTATTGTATAAAGCAAGCTCTCTCGGATATAATGGTAACATCTGAGGAGGTAAAATGCGCATAACAACGTGGCAGGCTAGGAATTCCAAAAATATTACTTTAGTAAAATTAGCGGCTTTGACCGGAATAAGCAAAAGCACGTTAAATAATATCGAAAATCAGAAAGTATCTCCAACGATAGCAGAATTAGAAGCTATAGCAAAAGCGTTAAATATGAAAATAACTGATCTGTTTGAAAGTGATTACAAATAATTTCCATAATATTGGAAATCGTATCTGTTTCTAACACAAAACTAGCAAATAAATGTATAATGCAAGTATCTTATACGAGGGGGTACTGCTATGCAGGAAAAAATACGTAAATCCATTATTGATATGCTTTTATGTGTAAATGACGTAAAGCTGTTGGAAAGAATCCATCGCTTTGTACAGTACATATATACTAAAGAGTAGGGAAGGGACCAGGAAACTGGTCCTTATTTTTTACCTCGTAAAAATGTTATAACAATATTTCTTTGTTCTTTAGGTAGTTTGCAAAAGTCGCCTACCAGGTCTTTTTCTAAGTCAGTTAATTCATATTGTAATGCTAATTCATCAAGTATTGTTTCCGGAAGATTAGTAAACATATCACCAACACCTTCAACAAGCCAGGCACGATTAACATTAAATTCTCTACATATAGATATTATCGTTTGTTCTGAAATACTTCGCCGTCCATTTTCCCAGGCACATACTGCGGTACGAGTAACACCTAATGCTTCACCAAATTTACTTTGACTTAAATTAAGAGCATTTCTTAATTCTTCAATTCTTTCATTCATTTTGCACCTCCTAATGATAATATAATATGACTTGTGAGCATTGTCAACATTGACAGCACGTTTTTTCGGTATGTTATGATTACGGCGATTTATATATTCATTATATAAAATATATAGAAGTCTTTTTGAGTCATTAGTTAGATGCATAGTAAATTCCTTTCTTTGTTACTAGGCTACTGCAATAGCCTGTGATTAAAGTATAGGAGTAAGGATGAAATTAGGCAAGATTATTTATTTTAAACAGAGGAGGTGTAGGGTGGTTCTGATGAATAAAGAGAAAAAGAAATTAAAAGCTGAAAGACTGAAAAGTTTTCAGGAATTCAATCATTTATCAGATGATGAGATGGCGTTGTTTGTTTATGTACATAAAAGGGAAAATGTGTACAAGATTATTATTGTAATCCTAATAATCGCAATACTATTACTGTTAGTATTAATGTGATTATGGATACAACTATAGGTGTTATGAATGATGCAGAAAGAAGGTGCTGAATGAAAACCAGCAATAAAAGCGACAGAAATAAAAAGGTATACAACTGTAAAATGTGTGGCAGGTCCATAGAACCTTTAAAGTTCACGATGGAAGACTATGCCTACAAGCGAAATACTAAAGGTAGCAAAATAATGTATTATTGCAGTTACCATTGTATGCGTGCATCGCTGCTTGAGGATGAAGCAAAGAAACGAGCTAAGAAGCTGTCAAGACATAAGACGTCAGCAATAGTATGACAGTAGCCGGACGATAAGAAAAAGGAAAGATAGACCACAGGAAAGGGAAATATGCCAATGGAAGCACAGAAAATATTAGAAGAATTATTAAAAGCAGTATCAAAAAAAGATTTTTTAAGGGAATATTTATATATATCTCTGAGAAATAAAGAGCATTGTAAAGGTGAAATAACAAGGCCAAATAAATATCTTGAAAATATTAATGATGTTATGTCAGTGGAATTGAGTACATCAAGTGGCGTATTGGGAAGATTAGAAGTAAAAAAGACATTGCTGCAAAAGGCAGGAATGAGCGTGGAGGAAGCGTGGGAAATAGCAAGAGCTAACACAATTAATAAAGAGGCTATAAATCCATATGCTGATGAACTGTTAGAAGCAGCTGAAGTTGTTGAAGATGATTTGCAAAGCATAAAAGAAATAAAAAAGATTGTTAAAGAAGTATGCGGCAATATGACAGTTATAACAAGTAAAAGTAAATACGATGGTGCCGGTGCTATATATGCAACGGAGAAGCTTAAGCAGTTTGCAAATGGTAGCAGATTATTAATTATACCCAACAGTATACACGAGCTTATTGCTATGAGGTATGAAGTTGGTATGGATATAGTTGAGCTTAACAAAATTATAAGGAACACTAACAAGACAGGTTGTGAAAATAACGAGGTGTTAAGTGATAGAGCTTATGTTATAGATTTTTGAGAGCTGGAACAGAGCCATAAAAATATGTATAAATAATTATGGGATTTTTCAATGCGGTTCTTAATTTTATAGTTAAGGAGTGCATATGGAGTTTGCGGCAAGTAAGGAAAAGGCAAGGGTAATTGATGGAATAACATATATTAAAGTGCTTGAGCCATATTACAACGATTACCAAGGAGTTATATATGCGAACTGCCCTTATTGTGGTTCACAAGTGCAAAGAGTATGGAATCTTAAGCACTGTGGAAATTGTGGCGGAGCTATTCTATGGAATGATATACACGTTAAAGGTATTGGTGATATTCCATAAGATTTGATTTTTATCTTGTAGTTAGGAAAAATAAATCCAAAAAAATCAGAATAACTCCGAATTGATAAGAAAAAATCAGAATTGATAAAAATAATTCCAAATTAATAAGAAAAAATCAGAATTGGTAAAAAAGGGAAAAAGATGGATAAAAAAGAATTATTAATTTTGCTTATGCTTAGGGAAAATAAAGCTTTTAATAATGCTACAGCGATGACATTGCAGGAACTTATATCTACGGATGGGCTTGCAGGTTATAGAGTTAATACAATTTATAAAAGTATACAGAAACTTTTAGAAGCTGGTTTAGTGCAATATGGTCTTAAAGACGGACACGCTAACACTTATAGCATTAGTAAGATTGGCATAAAAAAGATAGGAGAATATGCAGATGAAGAATAAGATTGGATTTATTGCAGTTGGACAGGCTGGTGGCAATATTGGACAACAATTTGAGAAAAGAGGTTATCCAGTATTGTATATTAATACATCGCAGGAAGATTTAGATACACTTAAAAACTCTAAGTATGTGTATCATATTACTAATGGCGATGGGGCTAATAAGAACAGAGACAAGGCAAAACAACTTGTAATTGAAGATTACGATAATATAGCAGCAATGATAGATAAGGTTGTTGACAGTGATATATTGTTTGTGCTTTTTTCTTCTGGAGGAGGAACAGGAAGTGGTTCAGGACCTATGCTTATAGATCTGCTTACTGGAGAAGGTAGGCAGGTAGGAGCGGTTACGATATTACCTCAGGCAGAAGAGTCTGTTAAAACACAATTTAATGCGTATGAATGTTTTAAGGAACTTATTAATTTAGATAAAATGGCATCACTTTTTATATTAGATAATTCCAGGGAAGATAAGTTTAAGATAAATGAAAATTTTATTGAGTTATTCTGTAGTTACATAACTATTCCACAGAATTATATTTCTGATAAAGGAAATATTGATGATGCAGAGATTAAAGAAACACTCTTAACAACAGGAGTAAGCTGTATTATAAGTACAGAAAAAACCGATATCGCACAGCTTATACAGTCCATTAAAAATAATATATATGCACCTATAGAAGCTACAAGTGTTAAATATATAGCATTAGCCGCTGATGAGAGCTTGGGTTCTATAGAATTAAATGAACTGCATAAAGCAGTTAATGTTCCGCTTGATGAATACAGAGCATACACTGATGGAAATTGCATTATTTTTCTTGCAGGTTTGCCTTATCCGGTAGAAAGATTAGATAGCATACATTCCTTGATAGTGCGCAATAAAGATATTGTAATTGCTAATTCTAAAAGGGATAAAACAGAACTTAAAAATGATTTGGACTTTTGGGAAACAGCAACCAAGCCAAGAGCTGAACCTAAATCTAAAAGGGATATAATGGCAAAGTATTTAAAGAAATAGTGAGGAACTGCTATGGCTAGACCAGTTAAGCAAAATTTAGATTATTTTCCGCTTGACTGTAATCTTGACCAAAAGTTCCAGCTGCTCGAAGCAGAGCACGGCATTACTGGTTTTGGGATAATAATCCGTCTTTTGCAGACAATATATGGCGAAGAAGGTTATTATATAAAATGGGACAGAGATACAGAAATTCTGTTCGCAAGTAAAATTATTTTAGATGGAGACATCAATATTAAAATTAATAAAATTAGAGCTGTTATTAATACGGCTCTAAAAAGGGGTATATTCTCACAGGAAATGTACGAGAGATTCAGCATTTTAACATCAAAAGGAATCCAGGAAAGGTATAAAGAGGCTTTGAAACGTCGTACAAAAATTTTCATAGAGGGCCAGTATCTTTTATTAAAGTCACCCTTAAATACAGTAAATGTTGCAGAAACAGAGGTTAATGTTACAGAAACGGAAGTTGTTGCTGACAATAATGCAACAAAGAAAAGTAAAGTAAATAAAAGTATATATAGCGCGCACGCGCGTAATAAATTTAACAATTTTCCACAGCGTGAGAAAAAAGAGGAAAATTTTTATAATTCATTGCTTAGTAATGCAAAGGAGTAAATGTGAATAAAGAGATTAAGAATATTAACAAGTATATTAAAAAATATACACATCAGGTTACTAAGGCTGAAAAGCTTAATACGACAGATAATGCTCATTACAGAGAGCGAAAGGATGTATTAAGATATTTATTAGTGCTAAAAATGTTAATGCTTGATATGGATGCGGATATGCTGGGAGATTTAATCGCAGCTGTTGAGAAAAGAAAAACACATTAATTACTCTAAAGCAATCTACATAAATTGCAAATAATATCACACATAAATAAAATACCCGGGAATATTCCCGGGTAACAATGAATCCACTAAAGAATTAAAGGATGGATAATAAAGCTTCTTGTAAGAGTTTAGAGTAATTAATACCACGCTTATCACCAAGATTTATCATCCAGGCAGGTAAGGAAACATTCTTGCGAACAGATTTAGTATCTGTAAGACTGCGATATTTCAATGTATCAGCCTGGATAATAGTTAATATATCTTCTGGCTGGTGTGGTACATCAGCCTGTATGGTAGGTTCTTTAGGTTTAATGCCCTCATCTTCAAGAACAACAAGCGAAAGATTAAGAGCGTCAGTTATTAATTCTATAGCTTCACTAAGAGAGTTGCCAGTTGTTATGCAACCATCTATATCGGGAACTTTAGCATAATAAGTGCCGTTATTTTCTGTAATAACAGCTGTATAGTTATATAACATATATATACCTCCTTAATGTGGAGGTGGGGCTTTTGCCCACACCTCAATTAGATTTTAATTTTGGCTTCTTTGAAGATGTATCTCATATCATTTTCATCAAAGTCGTGTCGTTTAACTGGAATTGTTTGCTTTGTTTTTGGATTAAAATATAAGTCGTGTCTAGCACCGTGGCGTTTAAATTCAAATCCAGAAGCTTCCAGCTTTTTAATTGTAATCTTTCGTGGATTCATATTATCTCCTTTCTTGATTATATTATACACAATGTTGTGTATAAATGTCAAGAAAAAATACACAATATTGTGTATAAAATTGCAATAATATAGATGTTAAATAGTATAGTTGTGAAGATTGGAGAGATAGGGAGGTAAAGGAAATGAGTAATGAACAGAATAAACTTACAGATGAAGAAATGGAAGATTTTCAAAGAATAACAGCTGATACATTAGCCAATATATGCGCTATGGCAGATAAATACAATATTGACAGAGATAGTATGCTGAAATACTTCTCTGGTATGCTTACAGCTTTTACAGAAGTGGCAAGCATACAAAATTATGAAACTAATCATAATTGCAACTGCCAACACAATAACGCTTCTAAAAACAATGAGCCTTGTTGCAGATGTGGTAGAAGAAAGACCAATGCTGACAGGATAAGGAATATGTCGGATGAAGAGTTAGCAGAGTTTATGCGGAAAATGGAATACACTTGCTTGGTAGATTTTATAGGATATGCAGATAAAGGCTGCGGGCGAAATGAAATTTCTTGTACAGATTGTCGAGCAAAAGCACCAACAATACTTGAATGGCTTCAATCAGAAGCAGAATAGGAGAGAATATGGAAGATAGATATTTATTCAAGGCGAAACATATACACATATTGCCAGGTAATGACCATTTAGATGGCTCTTGGGTAGTTGGATTTTTGAGTGGAGAACGCTATATCGCAAATGATAGCGGTGAGTATTTGATAGACCCATCTACAATCTAGATTATGCAGCAGTTCTTAAGGAAGCTAAATCAATGGAATGTAATGAAATAAGGGCATTGTATAACATCCCACTTGAAAATATGGAATTAATTGTACACGCACTTGAAACAGTTGGAAATTTAACTGAACGCAAAATTTAGTCTTGATGCAGAATATGATGATAATTTCTCAAGAGGTTTAGAAAGGGCAATTTTGGTAGTAAAGGAGGCAAACAGATGATTAAATGTGATAAAGGAAGTGTAGAAGCAGAAGGAGAGGCAATAAATGTATTGGCGGAGTATTACACATTAACTATGGCACTTTATAAAGACTTAAAAGAATCTACAGATGCAGAATATGCTAAAGAAACTATGAATAAAACATATAATGCGGCTATTAATTATTGTGATAGCAATGTAGTATTAAGTGCTGAAAAAGTAAAAGAATAATGGCAGATATTATATTATTTCCAACACATAAAGACTACTGTAAAGAATGCCTATATTATAATATCAATGGTGAAACCTGCAACAATGAAAGATACAAGAAAAACAGCTATGAGGTTAACTGTGTTTGGAAGTATTGTAAATATAAAAGAAAAAGAGGTAATGATTAGAAAATAAAGCAGTTTTGACCTAAAATTTTTTGGAGGTCGTTACTTATGCGAAGAATTAAATATTTTGCAGGACAACACGAAACACAGCCGATTAAGGATAAGAGAGAAATAGATGCACTATATAATTATTTTATTAAAAGACAATTACAAGCGAAATCTGATATTAAAAAGTATCAAGCCGATAGAGATTATATGCTTGTTCATATTGGGCTTAATACAGCTTTTAGAGCAGAAGATCTATTACAGTTAAGAGTTGCAGATGTAATTAAAGGATATGTGCAGATAAAAGAAAACAAGACAGGTAAAATGCAGAACTACAAAATGAATAAGCAGTTACATCAAGATATTTTAGATTATATTAGTAAATATAACCTTAATGGATATGATTATCTTTTCCGAGGGCAAATGAAATATTTTGGTGACAAAGCATATATATATCCGCTTAATCGTCAGTCTGGATATAAGATAGTACATAAAGCGGCGGAAGCTATTGGTATACCGTACACTTTTGGATTACATTCTTTAAGAAAAACTTATGGATATCAGTACATAAAGTCGGGCGGAAATATTTTAACATTAATGAAAATGTATAATCACGATTCGCCAGATGTTACGCTTAGATATGTTCAATGGGGGAAAGAAGATGCAGAGCACGATCGTAAAAATATGTATATAGGTCCAAATGTAAACAGAAAAATGAATATAGGATAAAGATAAAGCTAATTGATTGTAATGTTACAATCAATTAGCTTTTTTATGTTGAGATAGGAGTTATCCACAATAAAAATACGATAAATTAACCTACGGTATACTTTTTGTATTTAGGTTGTAAGTAATATATACTTAATATACAGATAAAACAAGTGATAAGGCAATGCTTAAAACAGGTGTAAAAAATTATACACTTTTAGGGATTATGTATATTTTTTGGGAGGTAAGATAATGAGTTATGAACAGAAAAAGAGATATTTATGTACATATGAAAAATATATTCTTACAATAAAAAATTATCAAAGTGAAATAGACTATATTAATTCGTTGTATGGATTAACAGGTGGTAGCTCATTGTCAGGTATGCCCAAAACACATAATCAAACAGATTTAACTAATAGAGTTATAAAAATAGACTGTGAGACAGAAAAATTTTTGAAGAATTTGGAAATCAAAAGAGCTGTAGCAGCAAAAAAAGCAAGAGAGATTATAGATGTTATTAATACAGCTCCAGATGAAACAGATAAACTAATATTATTTCAAAGGCATATAGAATTAAGGAAAATGGCGGAAATTCAGAGAAATCTTGGCTATTCTCGAAGTGGCTTAGATAAGCGTTATAGACAGGCGGTCAACTCAATTGTTCTAAAAAAATAAAAGAGTGGACATTAGTGGACACCAGTAGACATTATAATGTGTTATATTAGTATCGTCAAAACTGCATTGAGACAATCCAATCCCTTTTTTTAAGAGAGGAGTGCTAATAACAAGCACTCCTTTTTTGAATAAAAGTTTTGACCTATGACAAATTCGTGAGGCATAGATAAGAATGACACAGGATGATATAGATTATGTAAAAAGATGTGTAAAAGATAATGATATGCACAATTTTTATGTATGGAAAAAATGGAGAAGAGTAAGAAAAGAAGTCTTAAAACTTGACCATAAAGAATGTTGCGATTGTAAAGCTGCTGGCCGGTATAGACAAGCAACAACGGTACATCATATAAATTATGTTAAAAGTCATCCTGAGTTAGCTCTTGAAATTATGTTTGTTAATGAACAAGGAGAACTTGAAAGAAATCTTATAAGTCTTTGTCACGATTGTCACGAAAAAAGGCACGGATATAGACATAAAAATATTTGTATTCATTTTACAAATGAGGAACACTGGGAATAGCACCCCCGGGTAAAAAAATGCAAAAATTTTTAAGCCTGACAATTACCGGTGCCAAAGTCGACAAGACAGATTTGCTTCACGCATTATGTAAAAATGATTTTATTGTTTTTCAGGGTATGCGTAACATATTTATAATATATATGTGTACAGACATAAAATCGCTATTTCAATTTTAACTTTCAAGAATTTAGATAGGAGGTATGTATGGCAACGATATCACAACGCATCAGATGTTCATTACTTGAACAGCTTGAACGTAAAAACGCAAAAGAATATCATTTTGAAAAGCTGGTTGATGATTATTGTGAATTGTATGATATCAAAGCCGGACTTATTAAAGATGTTAAGGAAAATGGTGTAACCATAACAGAACTTAATGTTAAAGGTTATGAAGTCCACAAAGCTAATCCTGCAATCTCTGAAATATCTAAAATCAGTGGAGCTATGCTTAAGATACTTTCGCAGCTTAATATATCTGCAGAAGATAATATATCCGAAGGTGAGGATAAGAATGATATCGGATTATAGGATACAGAAGTATATTGATCTTGTAAGAAAAGCTCCATACAAGATGTGCGAAGAACAGTATCAGTTGTGTGACCTTATTGAAAAAATATTTGAAACAGAGGAACTTGTTGTTGATTCAGAACAATTAGATAAATATTTAGCTTTCAAGAAATACTTTCCATTCGATTTACTCGACTGGGAAGTATTTTGTTTTGCACTGCATAATTGTGTGTATAAGAAAAATGGACAACTTCGATTTCCAGTACTGCTTATATATGTTGGACGTGGAGCAGGCAAGAACGGCTTCCTTGGATTTGAGGATTTTTGTTTATTAACGCCTGTGAATGGTATTAAGCACTATAACATAGATATATTTGCTATGTCAGAAAAACAGGCAAAAATGTCATTTAATGATGTGTATAACGTGCTTGAAGATAACAAAAATATTATGAAGAAATATTTTAAATGGACAAAGGAACTTATTACAAATATAAAGACAGGTTCTGAATTGGCATTTAATACGTCAAGTCCTAAGACTAAAGATGGATTTCGACCAGGAAAGGTTGATTTTGACGAGTATCACGCTTATGAAAATATGAAACTTGTTGATGTTGCTGTTACAGGTCTTGGCAAAGTTGCACTCCCACGAAGAACTATAGTTACTACTGATGGAGATATTAGAGATGGTCCGCTTGATACAATGCTTGATAAAGCACATAGAATTTTAAGTGGAGAATTACCTGACAATGGTATGATTCCGTATATATGTAGAATTGCGGACAAGGAAGATATTAAGAATCCGGAGAATTGGACAATGGCTAATCCGTCATATCCGTATTTTACTAATCTTCAGGAGGAAATGAAGCTGGAATATGATGATTATGTGCTGGACCCTATAGGAAATGCTTCTTTTGCAACAAAAAGGTGCAATTGTCCGAGTGGTGGTATTAAAGAAGATTGTGTTACATCTTGGGAGAATATTAAAGCTACAAATATTATTATTCCCAAATTTGATAAAGGAATTAATGCTGTCGGTGGACTTGATTATGCAAGTACAGAAGATTTTGTATCGGCGGTTATTCTTGTAATAAAAGATGATATTGATTATGTATTACAGCATACCTGGATATGTGAGGCAAGTAAGGATTTAACAAGAATTAAAGCACCGCTTAGAGAGTGGGAAAGCAGAGGATTATGTGAATTTGTAAAAGGTCCGGAAATAAATCCAGAACTACCTGCACAGTGGTTTGACTCTATGAATGAGCATTACAATATTCTAAGAATTGGAATTGATAAATACAGATATACGCTTATGTCTAAGGCCTTGGCTGAATATGGTTTTAATTCTGATAAAGATGGTAAGATTAAGATAATACGTCCATCAGATGAAATGCAGATTATTCCAACACTTACAAGTCAATTTAATAATCATAAAATTGCGGTTGGTGATGATCCGTTGATGAGATGGTGCATTAATAATTCTAAAAGAATTACATCATCAGCTGGAAATATGACATACGGAAAGATAGAACCTAAGTCGAGGAAAACAGATGCTTTTAAAGCTTTAGTGGCAGCAGAAATATGCAGAGATGAACTATTAGCTATGAATGAGATTAATGAAAATGTATTTAGTGCAATGAATGTATATACATATTGATTCAGATAGGAGGTGATGTGTTATTGGGAGTAAGAGCATTTATAACAGATTTATTAACTGGAAAAACTAAAGAAGCAGCTTTTAGGCAAGAGATGGAACCGGACTATGATTCACCCGAGTATCAAGCATTAACAGAATGTGTATTTAACCTGAATAGGGGAATTAATATGATTGGTAATGCAGTAGCAAAGTGTGAGTTTCAGACAAGGTTTAATGGGGAAAATGTGAAACGGGATGAATATTTTTTGTGGAATTATTCACCCAACAAAAATGAAAGTTCAACATTTTTTATTAAAAAGTTAATATCAAATCTTTTAAAGAATAATGAATGTCTTGTATATGAACTTGCTGGACAGTTATTTATTGCAGATGGTTATACGGTATCAGATGATGTTGTGAAAGAAAAGATATTTTATAATATCAGCACTGGTAGTTTTTCTGTTAACAGAACATTTAGTATGTCAGAGGTGCTATATTTTAAAAATAATAATGAAAATATGACAATTTTACTTAATAATGTTATAAGCAGCTATGATACATTAGTTAAAACAGCATATGAGAAATTTTACAAATCTGGTGGAGAAAAGGGAATTTTACACATTGACGCACAGAGAGTGCTAGGGGAAGCTAGGAGTATTGGAAAGACATTCGATGATATTATGAATGAGATGATGAATGTTCGTTTTAAGAAATTCTATAATTCACGTAATGCTGTTTTGCCACTTTATAACGGATATGAATATGAAAGTAATGGAGCAAAGGAATCAACTAAGAAAGCTACAAGCGAACTTAAAGATTTTATAGATGTTAATGATGAAATTAAGAAAAAGGCAGCGAGTGCCCTTAATATTCCTTATGCTTTGTTTGCCGGTGAAATAGCAGATATTAATGCACTAATGGATGAATTTATCACGATAACAATAGAGCCTATATGCGACATATTAGAAACGGAAATTAATCGGAAACGTTCAGGAAAAGAGATATTAAATAATACTGGTCTTAATATAGATACTTCATCTATATCATATATAGACATATTTAAAAATGCTGAAAAGACTGATAAGCTGATATCCAGCGGTCTTTATAGCATTAATGAGATTCGCCATAAGCTGAATGAACCAGAGATAGATAATTCTATTGGTGATACTCATTACATTACTAAAAATTATGGTGTTATGAAAGAAGGTGATAATAATGGACAAGAGAAAGATGATGTTCAGGCAGGAAAAGAATGAATCAGGTGCAACTAAGATATATATTTACGATGATATTACAGCACAGGGACCGTTTAATTGGGAAACTTGGGAATATGATGAGTCAGAAACATCTGCTAAATACTTTATAAGTTTGTTGAATTCAATACCGGATGGAAGTGATATTGAATTACATATTAATTCCTGCGGCGGTGAAGTTAAAGAAGGTGTTGCTATATATAATCTTCTTAAGGCTAAGCAGGCTAACAAGGTATGTCATATTGATTGTTTTGCTTATTCTGTTGCATATGTTGTAGCCTTAGGCTGCGATAAGATAATTATGCACAGAGGTTCTACTATTCTACTACATAATATGTGGTGTACCTGTAGTGGCAATGCTGACCAGTTACGAAAGGCAGCCGATGATTTAGATGAACTGATGGCAGCTAATAGGCAGATATTCCTTGAAAAGTGTAATTTAGGAGAAGATGAGCTTATAGAAATGCTTGATAATGAGACTATATTAAGTCCTGATGAGGCACTTAAGTATGGTTTTTGTGATGAAGTAGATTCCCAGGAGCTTGTACCAGCCGAGGAAGGTGCAAATCAGTTCAAGCAGATGTATAAACAGCTTATATCACAGATGAACTCACAGAAGTCACTTTCACTTATAGCAGCGGAGTTTATACAGCAGGCGGCATCAAGCAAAGGAACTATGATGGAAAAGGAAAGGCTTGAGAAAGAAAAGCTGGAAAAAGAGAAGGCTGATAAAGAAAAACAGGAACATAAAAAGAATGAGAAAGCTTATAAAGCACTAACAGAACAGCTCTGTAGTGCTTTTTTTAGTGCGACAAGTAACGCACTAAGCAATAAATTATCATAATCAGGAGGAAAGATATGTTAAACAAAGATTTATTTCAGGCGGCAAATGCAGAGGCACTTGCCAATTTATCACAGGCACTTAAAAGTGATGATACAGAAGCCGCTACAAAGGCTATGGAAAAGTTTGGTGAGAATATAGCTAATATTATTCACGAAGAGGCAGAACAGCTTAAGGGCAATAATGATGCGGCTATTCTTGCAAGCAGAGGTGTAAGACAGCTTACAGGAGAAGAAAGAACATTCTATACAGAATTAGGTGAGGCTATGCGCGCAGGAAATCCTAAGCAGGCACTTGTAAACATTGACAAGGCTATCCCACAGACAATCATTGATACGGTTATTGAAGATATGCAGAACGCACATCCACTTCTTAGCGTTGTTAATTTTATCAACTGCCAGGGGGCTATCAAGATGATTGTCAATGCTGATAATATTGACCTTGCAACTTGGGGCGCATTAACAACTAAGATATCTACAGAGCTTGCAGGTGAGATTGAAGTTATGGATATGACCCTCGCAAAGCTTTCAGCGTTTATCCCAGTTGCTAAAGATATGCTTGATTTGGGACCATCTTGGTTAGACAACTATGTAAGAATTATTTTATCAGAAGCGTGTGCTGGTGGACTTGAATTAGGAATATTAAAGGGAACAGGTAAGAACCAGCCAATTGGTATGTGTAAAGATTTAGCTGGTTCTGTAAGTGCTGGTGTATATAGTGATAAAAGTAAGGTCAAGTTAACAAGCTTCGATCCTGTTGAATATTGTGCTATTGTCGCTGATCTTGCTAAAAAACCTAACGATGCAGGTTATAGAGCAGTTCCATCAGTTGCATTTATATGTAACCCTGTGGATTATATATCAAAGATTGTTCCTTGTACAACAGTCAGAGATTCAGCAGGTAATTATAAGAATAATATATTCCCTTATCCAACAGAACCTATTCAATCGATAGCGCTTGATGAGGGTGAAGCTGTTCTTGGACTTCCAGCAAAGTATTTTATAGGTATAGGTGCTGGTAAATCAGGAAAAATAGAGTATTCTGATGAATACCAGTTTCTTGATGATAACAGAGTATATCTTATAAAGCTGTATGCTATGGGTAAGCCTAAGGATAATAATGCTTTTAAGTACCTTGATATTTCTAAGCTTAAGTCTGTTTCTCTTAAGGTTGAAGTTACTAATACAGAAGATAATCCTGTAAATACAAAGGCTAAGGCTTAATATGCAGGAAGTAAGTGATAAGCTTCTGGAAGATATAAAGAATAACATAGACAGGACGTGGAGTGATGATGCCGCTGATAAAAAGCTGAGCGGCATTATTCTTCGTGGCTGTAACAGAATTAATGAAATATGTGGATGTGAATTTGATTATGAAGAGGAAAATTCTGCGAAGGAATTATTAATTAACTATGTTATGTATGCACTTGCAGGAGCAATAGATGACTGGCAGAGGAATTATGCACAGGATATTAACAGGCTGCAACTATTACAGGAGGTGAAAGCCTATGTTACCGGGCAAACAGGCGAACAGGGAGTTGTTTAATGACGGTGAGCTTGATGTATATTCCACGACAAAGCGAGTTATTGTACAACATAAAGCACACTTAAGATTTGGTCTTCGTACTGTAGGTGTAACAAGATTTTATCAGGCTAAAATTGCGAATAGTGGAATTGATAAGCTTATAAGTGTACCTCTAAATACATTTATTAATACAAATAATACACTTATTGTAATAGATGATGTTCAGTACACTGTTGGCCAAGTTCAAGAGAAGTATGATTCTATTCCGCCATCGATGTATATAACACTTAACAAGGCGATACCAGCATATAGTAATGCTGATAGAAAGGATAATGATGAAAGCAGTTAAATCTTTTTTCTATGGAAATATCGGTGCAACAGCAGGTGATAATATTAATATTTCTGATAAAAACATTGTTGAATTATTAATTAGCAAGAAGATAATTGAAGATGATGGTAAATCAGAACAAAAAAATACACAGATAAAAAAGAAAAGTGTTCAGATAACTGAATAAAAGATAGAAGGTAATATGAATGCCCAAAAAGATAAAGCCTGATTTGCTGGCAACTGAAATAATGAGTTTGTTACAGCAATATGCTAATGATGTAACAAGTGATATGAAAAAGGATATTGATAGTGTGGCCAGAGCAACAGTTAAAAAGATAAAGGAAAAAGCACCTGTGAGGAAAGATGGTAAGAAGAAAAAATATTCGCCAGGTTCTTACAGGGATAGCTGGAGAAGCACACTTCAGGATGAGAATTCGCATCGTAAGAATAGAATTGTATATGCTGGAGGTCATCAATATTCACTTACGCATCTGCTCGAGAATGGTCATAGGGTGGTATTAAAAGGTGGCAGAAGCGCGGGAAAAGCACCTGCTTTGATTCATATAAAGCCGGCAGAAGAATGGGCTGGTAATGAATTAGAACAAAGAACTATTAAGCGAATAAAGGAGAACAGCTAATGACTTATGATGAGATTAAACAGATGTTATTAGAACTGGGGTTACCGGTGGCATATTGGAATTTCGATGATGAAGAGGTGCCAGCAGCACCATATATAATATTTTCAATGCCAGAATCTGATAATCTGGCAGCAGATGGAAAAGTATATAAAAAGCTGAATAAGCTGTATATTGAATTATATGTGAATAGTAAAAGTCCACGTATAGAAGCACAGCTTGAAGAGTTGATGGATGCACACGGACTGTTTTATAACAGGCAGGAATATTACATTGAAAAAGATAAAATGTTTGAAGAATTATACACGTTGGAGGTGTAAGAATGAGTAAAGAAAATAAAGTGAAGTTCAATCTTAAGAATGTTCATTATGCAAAACTCAATATTGATTCAGAGGGTGTAGTTACATATGAAAAACCAGTAGCTATACCAGGAGGAGTAGAACTTTCACTGGATGCTAAAGGCGATACCGAGGAATTCTATGCAGATGGAATGGTATATTATACATCTACTGCCAACAATGGCTATGAGGGGGATTTAGAGATAGCACTGGTACCCCTTTCATTTGAAACAGATATTCTTAAAAATGAACTTGATGATAATAAAGTATCTGTTGAGAATAGCAATACTGAATCAGCGGAATTCGCACTGTTGTTTGAATTTGACGGAGATGTTAAATCGGTTCGACACGTATTATACAGATGTAAAGCTACAAGACCATCTGTAGCCAGTAAAACTAATGAGGATAAAAAGGAAGTGCAGACAGAGAAACTTTCTTTAAAAGCATCGCCGCTTTCTAATGGCAATGTTAAGACTAAGACGACAGCAGCTACACCAGATGAAACCTATAACAAATGGTATGAAGCTGTATATATTCCAGTAAAGACAGGGGTGACATCTGAATGATAGTTAAAGATATAGAAATAGATGGTAAAAATGTGAAATTTAGGGCATCTGCAACAGTGCCACGATTATATAGACGTTTTTTTAATAGAGATATTTTTACTGATATGCAGAAGCTTGCGGACCAGCAGGAAAAAGCTGAAAAAAATAATGAAAAATTTAAAATTGAAGATTTAGAAATGTTTGAAAATGTGGCATTTGTTATGGCTAAGCACGCAGATCCAAAACAGCCGGATAATCCTGATGAGTGGTTAGAACAATTTGATACATTTTCGATTTATGTTGTTTTGCCACAGATTTTAGAATTATGGAGGCTTGATAATGTAACAACCATTGAAAATAAAAAAAAATTCGCGCAACTTGTAGAAAAATGACAACCCCTCTGTTTATGTACAGGTGTTTGCAGATTGGATTGTCTATCGCAGATTGTGATGATGTAACGATTGGACTTGTTAATGATATGTATGCAGAAAAAATGAATGATGAATATGACTGGCCAATTAAGGCTCAGCAAGATGATTTTGACCGCTTTTAATGTGTTAAACATTGAAAGCGGTTTTTTAGGAGTAATTTATGGCTAAAAGTAGAATAGCTGGCATTACCGTAGAAATCGGCGGAGATACAACAAAACTGCAAGATGCACTAAAAAATACTAACAGTACAATTAAGACAACAGAAAATGAACTAAAAGACGTTAATAAACTATTAAAATTAGATCCTACAAATACAGAACTGCTGAGCCAAAAGCAAAAGCTGCTAACGGTCGCAATCGAAGAAACTAATAATAAATTAACAGCATTAAAGAATGCAGAAAAACAGGCTGCGAATGAAGTAGGGCAAAAAGGAAAGCTGAGCCAGGAACAATATCGGGCTTTGTGCAGGGAAATTGAAGCAACGGAACAAGAGTTGCAGAAATTAACTAAAGAAAGTCTTACAGCAAATGCTTCTTTACAAAAGGTTTCGGAGGTTACAGCAAAGATAGGCGAAGGTTCTCAGGCTGTTGGAAGGCATTTATCTAAAGGTAGTGCGGCAATAATTGGGATTGGCACAGCAGCAGTTAAGACTACAGCAGATTATGAAAGTGCAATGAGCAATGTAGCAGCTATATCAGGTGCTACAGCGAATGATTTAGAAGCGTTAAAAGATAAAGCACGAGAGATGGGAGCAGCAACTAAATTTAGTGCCACAGAGGCCGGTGAAGCTATGGGATATATGGCAATGGCAGGATGGAAAACATCAGATATGATAGATGGTCTTGCTGGAATAATGAATTTAGCTGCGGCATCTGGGGAAGATTTAGCCACAACCAGTGATATTGTAACAGATGCACTTACAGCTTTTGGATTAACGGCAGAAGATTCTGGACATTTTGCAGATGTTTTAGCAGCGGCTTCATCAAATGCTAACACAAATGTATCTATGATGGGCGAAACATTCAAATATGCAGCTCCTGTTGCTGGGGCTTTGGGATATAGCATAGAAGATACAGCTGAAGCTACAGGACTTATGGCTAATAGTGGAATTAAGGGTGCACAGGCGGGTACTACGTTACGAAAAGTTATGTCGTCACTCACGGGAGATATTAAAATAGTTGGCGAAGCTCTTGGTGAAGTAGTTATAAAAACAACAAATGCAGATGGTTCTATGAGAAGCTTATCAGATATATTGGCAGATTGTAGAGAAGCGTTTGGAAAGCTATCAGAGTCGGAGAAAGCAAGTGCGGCAAGTTCTTTAGTAGGTACAGAAGCAATGTCTGGTTTTCTTGCACTTATGAACGCAGCACCAGGAGACATAGATAAATTATCTAATGCAATTGCTAATTGTGATGGCACAGCAGAAAATATGGCAGCAATAATGCAGGATAACCTTAATGGACAACTTACAAGTTTGAAAAGTAAAGTACAGGAAACAGCAATTACTATAGGTGAAATGCTTATGCCTAAAGTACAGGAGTTGGTTGGAAATATTAGTGGATTTGCAGATAGTGTTAATAATATGTCTGAAAAAAACAAGCAGATTATGGTGGATATAGCTCTTATAGTTGCAGCACTTGGTCCAATGTTAATAATATTTGGGCAGATGTCGATGGGGTTATCTTCAATAATAGGGCTTATTTCGCAAATAGTACCGATTATTTCTTTATTAGTAGGTTCAATTGGTGGAACTACAGGAGCATTAGGAGGCCTAACAGGAGCGTTGGCACTCTTAACAGGACCAGCTGGCTTGGTTATTGCGGCAATTACGGCGATAATAGCAATAATTACAGCACTATATTTAAAATGCGATGATTTTAGAAATTATGTTAATACAAGATTTTCAGAATTATTGGCATTTATACAACAATTTTTTCAAGATATTCTGTCGGCGGCACAGCAATTTTGGTCGATAGTACAACCATTAATATCGCTATGGCTGCAAGTTATGCAAGGACTTATTTCTGTTAATATAGAAGCTATTAAAATAGGAATACAGTTAGCAATTAATAATATTGTTTCAATTATACAAATTGCTTTATCGTTAATTAATAATATTGTTAATTTTGTATTAGGCACAATTGAATCAGTGATCAAAGGTATTATGCTTACAATACAAGGTATTATAGATCTTGTTTTAGGTATTATTAGCGGTGATTGGGACCGTGCCTGGCACGGAATTTTAGAAATTCTAGGTGGAATTGTAGAGAGTATCGGTGGTGTTATATACAATCTGGTGTCATTTCTTACAAATATTTTCTCTGATTTAATAGATATTGCGGTTTCTTGGGGAAAAGATTTTGTGCAAGGATTAATTAATGGAATTTTATCTATGGTTAGTGCGGTAGGAAATGCCGCTGAAAAAATAGCGAATAAGATTAAGAGCATATTACATTTCTCAAGACCGGATGAAGGACCTTTAAGAAACTATGAGGAATGGATGCCGGATTTCGTTGGTAGAATGGCTGAACAAATAAAACAGCAGAAATCGCTTATTGCAGATGCGGTAACCGATTTAGCAACAAGTTTAAATATAAGCGGAATGGTATTAGAGAATGAAAATAACACTCAGGGAAATAGCAGTAATACGCAGATTAATTTTAATGGTAACTATAATTTTAAGGATAAGACAGATGTTGATTATTTTATGAATCAGGCAGCATTGAAATTGGTGACAGAAAGATGATAGTTAATGGCATTGATTTAAAGAAAAAATATAGTAATGTTGTGTGGCTTAGTCAGACGATTAAGCCGCGCAATGTTACAACATACACAAACTGGTTAGATTCAGGAATACTTCCAGTTAAAACCAAAAAAAATAAATACACAGATTTTGAAGTTTGTATAGAAATGTTAATTAAAGGTTCTAGTAAAGAGGAATGTGAAATTACAATGAGTAAGCTTTTAAATGATTTTGATTCGGGTGAATTAGAACTTGATGATATGCAATTTATATATGACTTTGATTTTAAGAGTGAAGAAAAAGAAATAGTTAAAAGATGGCTTTACAGCTATAAAATTAATCTTACCGCATACAGCAAAAAGGGAATGCAGCAGACAATTAATTTTACAGGACAAGAGAAATCTTTTAATTGTGGTGGTACAAGTGTATCTCCAGCAATACTAACAATAACATCAGGTATAGCCTTAGCCAGTCTTACAATTGAAGGACTTACAGATGAAGCAATAACAATAAAAGATATAAATAGAAATTCTAAATTAATATTAGATGCAGAAAAATGTGTTGTAACAGAGAATGATATTAATATTTTAGAAAAAACAGATTTATGGGAATTTCCAAAGGTTGTTCCAGGAATAAATACTATTAA